TCTGGTTGCCCTGGCCAAGCAGGTTCGCTCCCATCATGCCGCCCTGCATCAGGTTCTGGCCGATGTTCGCCGAGAGGTTCTGGTAGCCCATGCCGAGCTGCGCGTTCTGCGCCGCCTGCTGAGCTCCGATCCCCATGGCCTGACCGTAGGCAGCCCCGCGGATCCCGCCGGCGATGTCGGCCGCCCGGTCTTCGTAGCCGCGCTGCAGGATCGCCTCGCCGACGTCGCGCCTGGTGGATCCGGTGTTGCCGGACGCCGCCGCCTGCATCCTGGCCAGGGGCAGCTGCTGCTCGCTGAACTGCCGGTATGGATCCCGGAGCGCGGCATCGATCTGCGCGTTGAGCACATCGTTGTTGATGTACTGCCCGACCTGCGCCATGTCCACGCCCATGTTCTGAGCTGGGCCCTGGCCGAGGACATTCATCATGGCGCCCTGGCCCCAACCGAACCCCTGCAGGCCCTGCATGCCAGGAGCGTAGAGCGCAGAGCTCATGTCCTGCATCTGCTGGCCCTGGGTGATCATGGCGTTGGCGCCCTGTACCTGGGCTGGATCCAGGCCGGCCACGAGCTCCTCCGGGCTCATGTACTCCTGGCCGATGAGATCCATCATCTCGCCGGAGAGCGCGGAGCTGAATCCTTCGAGCCCGGTGCCGGAGAGGTCGAGGTACTCCTCTGTTTTGCTGCTGTTGCTGAATAGGCCCATGTCAGCCTCCTATGGTTTGCCCCACAACGACGCCGAGATGGCGAAGTTGTTGTCGAGCTTGACGTTGGTAGTGAACGGATCCAACAGGGCGCCGGTATCAACCGTAGATCCTGCGGAGCTGTCTGTGAATTGCGCCAGGCCGCGACAGCTGATGTTGCCGTTCGTGCAGCTGGCCAGGAGCTCGAGCTTGCCCTGCTCCATTTCGACTGTGACCTCGTTCGACACGTTGTTACAGTCTGCGATGTTGAGCCCACCCGAATGCCCTCGGATAGACAGGGTCGAACCAATGTTGCTGGCGTTCATGCTGATCGTCGGCCGGGAGAGGCCTGCGACCAGGGAGAAGGGTCGGTCCAGGGTGACCGCGCCCGACACCGCCAGCGTGTTTGTGTTGCGAAGCCCGCATGAATCGAACCGGCCGTTGAGGCCGCCGGCGCCGTCCAGGATGCAGCCCTGGGCATGGATCGCCCCGGCCATGATCCCGGTGAGCTCGCAGTTGCGGAAGATGGACTTGTCCACGTCGAAGCCGGCGAAGTCCACCGCCGGATCGCCGACGCCCTCCACAACAAAGTTCTTCACGTTGCGATCGATCGTGATGTCGGCGAGCACCTTCATCAGCTTGATGTTGTTGTTCTCCATGTAGTCGATCGCGGCGGCCAGGGTATTGAACGGCTCCTGCTGGGTGCCGATGCCCTGGGTGAGCTTCTCGGTATCGACCCACACGTACTGCTCGGTGTAGTCGATGCGGCCCGCCTCGGCCAGATTGATCAGACCGGCCGAGTTGTTGATGATCAGCCGCACCTGGTTCTCGGTCGCTACGTCGGCAATGTTGTTGTTGGCGCCGATCACGTTGACCGTGTACTGCCCGTCCTCGAAGGTCAGGAAGTAGTACGGGATGATCTCGAAGAAGCGGGCGTAGGTGATCCCGGACAGGACAGTCTCACCCTTGTGCGCGTGAGTGTCCGGCCAGGGCATACCGTCGGCCGACGCCTCGAGGTCTTTGAGCTCCAGGCGGAAGGTATTCACGTCGAGCTCGCGGATCTCAGGCGACACCTGGATGACCGGCATGTCTGCCCGGTCGATCGTGATCTCACCTGTTATAAAGTCCACTGCTGTAGGCATCATCAGTCCGGTGTCATGGGAACGGTGGCGTCCAGGCCGCTCGCTCCGATGGTTAGGTTAATGTCGGCCCTCTTGAACACGGGCAGCACGTCGCCCTTGGCCGCGAATCCCGTCACGTCCTGGGGCGTCGCGCCAGTATACGAAACAGACACCTCGCCGTTCACATCTGTCCGGGTGCCTGGGGCGATGACGTCTGTGCCACCAGGATCCTCCTCGAGGAACACGCTGACGCCCTCGATCGGCGTACCGTCCGACTCGGTGCAAGTGATCTTCACGGTCACCGTCTGGTTGATTGTTACGGTGCCGGTGTATCCCGCGGCGCGCTCGTAGCTGAAGGTGCCGACACCGTTGGTGACGTTGATGGTCACGTCACCGTCCAGGGCATTGTCCACCAGGAACACGGTGTTGCCGGTCGTGCCGTCGTTGGCTGTCTCGTAGCCGCTCACCTCATAGCCGGAGATGTTGAAGGTGGTCAGGCTGGCGGTGTTCAGGCTGATCTCGATGGCATGACCGGTGCCGTCCGAATTGAAGATCAGGTTGTCCTGGTTCTCCTCGTTGCTGTTGGCATCCCAAAGCACGGCGCCGAGCGGATCATTGGATCCGTTGAAGGTCGCGCCGGAGCAGTCGATCGTGGAGAAGTACACCTGGTCGCAGTTGTTGAAGATCAGGTCCACCAGATCCTTGGTGGCGCTGTTGGCCGGGAAGGTGATCGCACCCAGGTCGGTAAACACGCAGGCGGTGAGGTTCATCGTGTCCACGTTGGCGTCGCTGAAGTCGAACTGAGCTCGAGCTCCAGTGTTCACCAAGGTCACTCGAGTGAGCTCAAAGGAGTTGGTGCCCGTCGCGTTGCCGATGATCTGCATCGGGAAGTGCGTGGCGCCCACCGACCTGGATCCACCGTTGTCGCCCAGGAGGAACCACTGCTCATCGGTGCCCTCGAAGTAGCTGTCCAGGGTCGTGTCATCGCCCCACTCGGTCGGCGCGAAGATGTAGTACGCGGATCCGAGCGGGTTGGAGAACATCCCGGCGCCGACAGTCTCATCATCGCCGACCACATCGGCCATAGTCTCCGGTGTGCCGACCGTGCCACCAGTGATCGTGGCGGCGTAGCTGTCATTGGCAATGTAGCGGATGTTGTCGATGAAGACGTTCGGGACGTTGCCCTGGGCCTTCGCGTTGTGCAGGGATCCGAAGCCGACGATCGTGATGCCGGAGAAGTTGAGGTTCGCCTCGGTTCCCGCGAAGACGCGGTGATCCTGATCTGCGGTGCCTGGATTTGCTGCAGCGTCAGAGGTGTCGAGCTTGAAGAAGATGTACTGGCTCGCGTAGGGCAGGCCTACCGCGTCGGATCCGCCGACCGTGTACCCGATCCGATCGGTGCCATCGCCCAGGACGATCATCCCGCCAGCGTTGGCGGACGTGTTCATCAGGTTGTCCTTGACGCCCAGGTAGATCGTCGTGTCCGCACCAGCTGCACCCAGGTTAAAGGTGTTACCCGCAGAGTCGCCCGACGTGTAGGTGTCGTCGTAGGTGTTGGAGTGCTGAGCCTGGACAGAGGCGGAGCCCTCAATGAACTGGCCGGTCAGCGTCGATGTGCCGAGCTGTGCGCCCGAAGTCGAGAAGGACTGCGCGTCATCCTCGCAGTCGTTGAGCTGGGTTCTGTTGTCAGTCAGAGCCATAGATGTCCAGCACCATCGGTAGGACCGCGCAGGCGAACATATCGACCGGCTTGGGAGTCGTGAAGGTCAGGTTGAGTACGCTCAGGCCTGCCAGGTTCTCATCGATATTCCCGAACACCAGGGTCGGGTTGTCGAACGGCAGCGGAGCTCCGGCCTCGACCTCGCCATTGGGCTGAAAGCACACGACGTTCTCGCAGGTCGCGAGCGCCTCCTCGAGAGTCGCAAAACTCTCGTAGGAGGTGATGCCCTCGTTCGGTGGAACGCCAACCATGATCCAGCGGTCCACGTCGTAGGCCCCAATAGTCTGCTTCCAGATCCGATACTCGATGACCTGCTCGTATGCGTTGAAGCCAGGCTCCCACATGCCGACGACGGTGACCATTAGTCGTCCGGTGTCCGGATCGCGGAGATCGAGAAGGCCCCGAACGTCGCGGTCGTCTTAAAGGTCTTGATCGGATTGGGCGAGCCTCCTCTCCTCACTGTGATGGCCACCTCCTGGCCGGGGTTGGTGTAGGTCGCCGAGTAGCTCAACGAGCTGCCGGCCGTGACCTGCTCATCGATGAACGCCCGCATGACCGTGTTGGAGATCGCGGCGTTCGACGGCGCCGTGCCCACCAGGGTGAACGTGCCGGTGCCGTTGTCGAAGCTCGAGTACTCGAGCAGATCCAGGTTGTTGTCCGAGTCGCGTTCGACCCGGAGGAAGCCGGCCGCCGGAGTGTTGTCCGGGATGTTGCTCGCGCCGACCACAACAGTTGTGCTCACGCCACCGGTGAGGGCGGTTGTCAGCGTCATCTCGTTGAAGTCCGGCTCAGCATCGCCGTTGATGTCGGTGGCTACTCCATCCCACGGGAAGACGGTCACGTAGTCGCCGATCTGCAGGTTGGTCACCGTACCCGACCGGTTGTCCGGCGGGCTGATCGTCGTGCCGTCCAGGTTCGGGAAGGAGTCGCCGGCGATGGCGTCGGTCGTGTCGATCGCGATCCCGAAGTTGGTCTGGAAGTTGGTGCCGGTGAAGTTCCCGATCCACTGGTTGTTGATCGTCCTGGAGAGGGCCCCGGTGGTCGGCTCGTTGACGTCGGCAGTCTCGCCGGAGGTCGCGCCGAACACCGTCTGGTTCTCGGCAGGCAACAGCCCGGACAGCCGCTGGCCGTAGTGCGACCCGGTCGTCGTACCGGTGCTCGCGATGAGCAGCATCCGGCCCGCGGAGCTGTTGTTCACCACCGTGCCGGAGGTGGCCGTCCATTCGCTGGCGCCCCTGACGGTCGTCAGGCCCTCAGTGTTCTGGAAGGTGCCCTCGACGTCGGCCAGGATGATCGTCCCGGTGCCGGCCGTGTCGTCCACGTAGACCACCCGGCCTCGAGCGTTGGAGGTCGTGCCCTCCACCACCTCATCCACTGCAACCAGGGTGCCGGCGCCACCGGTGTACGGAACCTCCGTGCCCCAGGCCACGATCTCATCCTCGGTCCAGGCCGCGGTGCCGCCGTCCCAATCGTAGTTCATGTTCATGCCGACAACGAGCTGGTAGTTGCGGCCGTAGATTGTCTCGGCCGTGCCTCTCCTCTGGTTGTACTTGGTGCGCTCGTAGGTCTGGATCCCGGACGCGGATCCGAAGTCCACCGAGGTGCCGAATGGCGTCGCGCCAGAGCCCTCGTTGTAGTCCAGGGTCTGGTAGCCCTCGGTGATGACGATCGTGTTGTACGGCGCGCCGGCGACCGTACCCGAGGGCGTCGTGTTGTTGGCGTCCGGGCTCGAGAACAGGGCGAGCGATGTGGTCGCCTGGCCCAGGGTCGTGGAACCGGTGAAGTAGAGGTCGCCGTACTCGAGCAGGCGCCCGGTGATCCGCTTGCCGTCCACGTTGATGCCATCGTCCCTGGTCTTGACCAGGAGCCGCACGTTGCCGGCGATCGAGTCGGGCATGTAGGCGTTGGTCCAGTAGTCGGTGATGATGCCGTCGTTCTGGATCAGCACCGGCTGGGTGTCGGCATTCGGGCTCGTGACCTGGACGTCCAGGCCAGAGTACTGCGTGTCGCCGGAGGTCTGGTCGATGGATCCGCCGAACATGTGCTGGCTGACCGTGTCGTTGATCGCGACGTTGCCCAGGAGCGTGATGATCTGGTCCGTTGAACGATCGGACGCGGTCGGGTCGATCACCGACAGGTCGTCGTCGCCGGCGATCGTGCCTCGAGTGTTGAGCTCGGACAGGAACCGGTGGAGGTTGAGCGGCGTGTATGCGCGCTCGTAGATCTCGCCGTTGAGCGTACCGTCGCCGGCGATGTCGCCGGTGAAGGTGTCGTTGTTGGTCGGCAGGCCCTGGTCCAGGTTGCTGATGAACCGGACGTCGAGCTCACCGGAGGCGCCGGCGTCGGAGACTACCGTCACCACCTCGCAGGTCTGGCCACCGGAGAACGTCAGGATCTCGCCCACGACGACGTTGGCCGTCTGGCCGTCGAACAGGAACGAGTGGGTGGCACCCAGGGCGGGCCCGGTCCATGTGATGGCGCCGGAGCTCGCTACTGCCACGTCGTCCCGAAGGTACGCCGGGTAGAGTAAGACGTTGGAAGTATCGACGTCTGCGGTGACGCCGCCCTGGGTGAGCGTGTCAGCCGCGTCAGGCACCACCGACGCCCCGACGATCGCGATGTACAGGCGGCCCGTTGAGGCGCCTGTCGAGATGTCGGTGATGATGAAGCCTTCATCGGCTGCAGCGTTCCAGGTTACGAAGGCGCCTTCCTCGGTGAAAGTGCCTCCGGCCAGGTTGCTGTATTCAAGGACATAGTACGTGGTCATCTAGTTCTCCTAACTGTTGGTGACCGTGAGAGAAGACAGCTGGCCAGAGGTGTAGCCTGCAGTCAGAATTTTTGTCTGGTTGTCGATCGTGTCGAGCGTGCCGTCCGGGTTGTACGCCAGGTCGATGTTGATGTCGGATCCATCGATCGCGGTGAGCTTGCCGGTCGTGTAGCCGAAGGTGAGATCCACCGGGCCCAGGTTGACCCACTGAGCTCCGGTGTACTTGAGGATCTGCTCCTTCTCAGGCGACGTGATCGTGACGTCGTTGAGATCGTTGAGCTCATCCACGATGACGCTGGGCGCCGGGATGTTGATCCACTTGGCGGTGGCCTGGTCCCAGGACAACAGATCGTTGTCGTTGGGCGATGGCACCTCGGTGTCGTTGAGATCGTTGAGCTCGGTGGCCACCGGCCCAGGAGTGGATCCGCTAGTCTCGAGCAGGAAGCGCAACGAGTCATCGATCTGGCGCATCGCATCGTTGAGCGACGGGTCAGAGTCCGGCAGCGGAACCCAATTGTAGAGCGGGTTGAAGCTCACCGCCGGCTCTCCGCATGCACTGACCAATCGATGCCGGACAGGGCGAACGTGCCGTCAGCTGGATCCTGGAGGATCCTGATGGCCGGGTAGCGCCAGCTGACCCTGGTGTCGAACTTGTAGTCGCTCGAGATCGTGTAGACGCCCTCCGGCTCCCACAGGACCGGGTTGCCCAACGTGTCACGCCCGCCGACCTGGATCCGGAGATCGCCGTCGCCGACAACGATCGGCAGGAGCTCATCGATGTGCTTGACCACCCTGGATCCACCGAACACCTCATCCAGGTCCAGGTCGATCCGCTCGAGCAGAGCCTCCGATGGCGTCACCGAGCTCGCGGCGCCGACGGCGTCCACCCGGTAGAGCTTGTCGTTGCCCAGGATGTACGGCACCCGGTTACGATTCTGCGGGAACAAGTCATTCCACGTAGTCGCGTTGAGGTCGGACCAGAGTGTGCCGGCCGTCTGCAGGTCGGCCCAGGTCGGCACCGACAGCCCGAAGTCCGGGCCGGTCGTGAAGTGGGTGTAGAAGCCGGCGGTGTCATCGAAGATCCACCGCGACCAGGTGTCGTAGAAGTAGTTGTAGACCAGGGCCTCTCGAGCTTCGGAGTCGGTGTCCACCGAGTAGTTGACGATGATCTCTTGGGGCCGCTGGTAGTGCTCAACGAAGCACTCGGCGCCCGTACCGATCCGCTGGTAGAAGAACTCGGTCATCCGGTTGTCAGAGAGCGACACCGGCGTGACCATGTCGTGCCGGTAGATGTCGTAGAGGCCGACCACATAGTGGTAGCCGCCCTGCTCAACGAAGCACCGGTTCTTGAAGATGCCGTCGTGCGAGAAGATCTTGCGGAAGTTGAATACGGTCGGGGTGGCGCCCACCACCGTGCTCGAGAGGTCGGCGCGCCAGACGCTGGCGTCGGTGTACAGGACCAGGGAGTCGCGCAGAACACCGGCGTCCCTGAGCTCGCCGTCCTTGTCCGGTAGTGTGTTTTCGCCGGCCAGGGACGTCGGGTCTGCTGGATCCCAGGTTACCTGATCCAGAGTCGCCGGCGAAACCACATCCGACCAGATCACCAGGCCCGACTGTGGCTGGTTCGAGATCTCGACGCCTATGCCGACCAGGATGTTCTTGTACGGGACGATCCGCTGCACCTGGAAGTTGGGCCGGTCGGTCGCCCAATTCGCGAAGGGGATAAACTGAGAGCCTGCAGGGGCGAGTACATACGGATCCGTATCCAGGCTCGTGATGATGATCCAATCGCCGTACTGGTTCATGTTCCAGGTGGTGGTGTCGGCCCACCCGGCCGCCGGCGACACGTCCTGCCAGGAGGATCCGTTGATCGTGAAGTAGGCGTTGGTAGCGGTGAGCAGGAGCAGGCCTTCGGATCCACCGCGGATGATGCCGGAGACGAACCTGGCGCCGGTGAGCTCGGTCGTGCCTGGTGCCTCGGCGAAGATGGCCGAGCCGCCGAACCGCTCGATCCGGTTCCTGGTGAAGCGGACGTTCTGCAGGTTCGACCAGGAGCGCGGGTCGAGCTCGCTCGGGCTCTGATCGTAGTTGGCGCCCTTGCCGCCAACCATGTCGCGCACCTTCACGATCGGCACTAGGCGGTCCTCTGGTAGAAGCGCACCGTCAGGTACGCCGGCTGGGTGTTGATCGGATCCGGCGAGGCCGACAGGTTTACACCTTCATCGGTGTTGAACTCGGCCCACTCAGCCGAGCTCGCGTCGCGGCCAGACTTGTGACTGTTGAAGGCCTGGCTGGGACTAGTGTAGGCATAGCTCGGAGTCGAGGCCGCGTTTGTACCTGCGTCCTCCCGGAAGGTCGTGTGCTGGTGCTTGTGCTGCGGGAGGTTGGCTTCAGTGAGTTGCACATTGTTTGACCCACCAGTTGCGCCAACACTAGCCCCGCCAAAAAGAAAACGCCCATCACCGACAACGGACCAGGTACCAGGGATTCCTTTGGAGCTTGGGCTGACATTGTCGGCCGAGATGTAGATGGCGCCGACGGGCCAGGCAGCCGCGAGGGCTGCTGCCAGGCTAGTGTACGAACCCTCGATGGTTGTGATCCGGCTCTCGTGGTCGGCGATGCTGGTGTCCTGGGTGCCGTCGTTTGTCTCGAGCGTAGATACCCGAGCATCGATGGCGTCCAGGTCGGCCTGGTCTGCTTTGGTATCGACGGCGTTGAGCGCCCTGGGCCCTGCGGTGACGGGGATGTCATATAAGTCTCCTGCCTGGCCAGCGAACTGATTGACGATGGCTGTCTTGAGTGTCCGGATCTCATCGTCACCCAGGCCGGCGACGGCATTGGGATCCGGAGTTGCCGGGTCGATTGTTGAGATTGTCATTGCGTACCATCCAGATATTTACGTGTTAGGCGCCCGATGTCCTCCGGCGTGAGTGCCTCATCAAATAGCGCCCAGTAGTCGATCTCGCCGGAGTAACCGTTCAGCATCGAGCCGAGCCCGACAGCGACTTCGGCGCCCATACCAATTTTAGTGGCGCCTGCCGCTGCCGGATCGCCGATGTCCTGATTGAGAAAGCTCGCGTTCCATGTGGAGCCTGCTTGCTTCACCGTTTCGGCGCCCGTGCGAGAATCGAAATACAGCTCAACGCCTTCCGCGTTGCTGTTCTTGCGCTGCACGACAAACACGATGTGCCAGTTGTCGTCGTTGCTGGCTGGGCCTATCGCCTCGCCGCCCTGACCAGCTGTAAGTTCGGACGTGTAGCGAAAGTTGCTGCTGGCGTTGTCGCGTCCCATGCCGCAAAAGTTGGCGCCAGCGTCATCGGAGAGATACCAGTACCATGTCACGCCGGTCGCAACGCCGTCGTCCCTGAAAGCGAACATGAGCGTATTGCCTTGTTCGCTGACATTCGACAGAGCGTTGTCAGGCAGCGCCACAGCCCAGCCGTCAGACTCCACGAGCGTTGCCGCCTTCAATCCGCCGCTGCTGCTCTGGTCGCCGTTGGTGACCTGTCGAGCAGATGGTGCAGCGATCTCAGTCAGGTCGAAGTTGAAGTTGCCATTGAAATTGTTCGGCGGTCCATACCCGGAATCGATCAGAGCGCCGCTCGCCTCATCGAACTTAAACAGCACCCGCGGGTGCATCTCATCGACCATTGTCTCGAAGTTGATGTTCTCGACCGAGACAGTGAATCCGAGCGACTCTGCCATCTCGACAATCTCGCTCTCCTCCAGAGCGTAGTTGAAGATCGCGATGTCGTCACAGATCCCGCCAGTGCCGCCCCAGCCTGCCCCCGCCGGGTTGCCGCGGTTGAACACTTCGATGTTGTCGGTGAAGTCGCCCCACCAGTAGCCCGGATCGCCGAGCGCATCCGCTGGCGTGTCTGTCTTGGTGTAGTGACGGGCGCCATCGATATACAGCTCAGGAGCGAGGTCGGATTGCCTCTTTACAAAGGTGTACAGGTGGAAGCCGGTCGCGTTGACCAGAGATGGCAGGTTGGCCCACTGCCGCTGCCAATCGCCTGTCGCGACATTGTTGGACGTGAAGTAGTTGACCAGCCCGTTCTGATCGTGTCGGAAGCTGACGTTGTCCACGTCGAAGCCTTGGTAGATGTCCAAGAACCAACTACCGGGCACCGCCGTCGAGGGATTCTGTATCAGGTACTGAACTGTGCCGACCAGCTCGGAGCCCAGGTTGGCGGCATCTTGGAAACTGTTGTTCACCGTGCCGACCGCCTCGAAGCCGCGGCCATCAAGTGACACTTGCTCATACGTGCCCGGTGCTCCGTTCACGACCAGATCAGAGTTGTTTGCCTCGTCCGGTATGTTCCCCGTGTTGGCGCCCATGCGCCAATGTCGGAGCGGGTTGTGGCTCTCAACCAGGAATTGAAAGGTCGCCGTTGACCAGAAGTTCTCGGACACTGCAGAGGTCTGCACTCCAGTGCTGCTCGGGTTGCTGGCATCTACGATCCGGTACTCCTCGGTAAGCGAACCGTTGGCCGCGATGCTGTAGATTCTGTTCGTTCCAGCACCCGTCGCTGCGAAGTTCTCGATGAGGTATCGACCATCAGGAGTGATGGAGATGTCGGTCGGCGACCCGTCGTCAGCATTCGCGATGCCAGAACTCACCTCATCAAAGTTGTTGGTGTCTCGGTCCCACACTCGCCTGTAGGTCAGGCTCGTTTGCTGGCCCCGGACGAACGAATACACGTATCGACCATCCGGGGAGAACTCCAACGCATGCCAAGTGCCGATGATGTTGTCGTTGGTGCCCGCGGGCTCATGCTCGCGCTGTAGTGTCAGGTCGCCGTTGCTGTCGTAGGAATAGATCGCAAGTGTGGCGCCAGCTGGCGAGCTCACGGTGGTGAGCACCGCCAGGTGCGTAGAGCTGACCGCCATGCCGCCGCGGACGCCTGACTGTACTCCACCACTGTCTGGTTGGACATCGATGCCGCTGACGCCGCTCTCATCATCCCAATCGTCTTCGGCCACCCGGTTGTATTTCCGAAGCCTGATGCCGCTGACATTGTTGCCTGCGACCGCGAGGTTGTTGCCGTTGTTGTAGAACTTGGCGCAGAACAGGTTGGATGCATGCTGCACATCAAACGGATCCGGCGAGAAAATCCTGAACCGATGCCCGTTCCACCATGCGAGTTGCTGCCTCGTCGCGACCTCACCAATACCGAGCAGCAAGAGATTGCCGCCGGGATCGACTTGGAAGTCCACAGCGGTCTTGAATGACGACCAGCCGGAGTTGGGCAGGCGCCGCCAATTTTGGCGAATGGCATCCCACTCCGCAGTCTCGATCCGGTCACCCGTGGAGCTGAGCGCCACGGCCAAAAACCGGCCATCTGCAGAGAGAGCCGTGTGCGAGAAAATCTGCGAAGAGAACAGCGTGTTGCCATCCGACCTGTAGACGTGCCGTTGGATGGCCGCCGGCGCGACATCTGTCTCTCGCAGCTTGTATGGACCGGCGCCGCGATGGCCGGTTGAAAAAGGTTGGTCGCCGTCTACATACAAAGCGTCCGGCGGGCCGAAATAGCAGTCGTACAGGTCACGACCTTCGGTGAACGAGATCGGCAGCTCGGTGATGATGAAGCGGTCGATCTGGATGTCGGCCGAGCTGTTGGCATCAGGTGTCGCGCCAGTGTTGCCCGTCGCGGCCCGGTAGCCCATGGTGAAGTTGTCCCACTGCTCGCTGGTGAACCCGCCAGCGTCGAACCAATCGTCCTCATCG